CTAAGAAACAAAATGTAAACAACTCTCAAAAGAGTTATGTTTACAAACCCTATCGCACACTAAACAACTATTAAGGAGGGTAATTTCATGTATTCAAGTGATTCTTTCGGACGTATTTTCTGGGTTGATGATAACCTAGATTTCAAATCATGCCCACTATGTGTTAACGGCACAGGTGATTTTGACGTAGAAGATTATGTATCAGAGTGGACAGATTGGGAGGGAGTTAACTTTAGTTTGCTCTTCTCAATTCATAGGACTTGTTTACATTTAAAGCAAGATCATTCAAATTCAGTAAATCTCAAAGGACTCTAATTCACCCAACTAATTAACACAAACATGACACAACTTTCAACTCTAGTTAACAACATTAACGACACACAAGTTATAGAAGAAAATGTATATAAACTTGCTGAATATGTCCTCAATGATTATAATCAAAGATGGGGCAATCATGAATACAATGTAACAGTTAATAAGGGAAGAAAGTATTACAAAGTTATTACTGACAATTCAGTACATTGCTTTGTAGATATAAACAATGGTAATGTATATAAACCTGCTAGTTATAACAAACCTGCTGCAATCGTCCGATACAATTTATTAACTAATGCCCAACAATGCTTCAATAATGTAGACTGTAACGGATCATATTTGTATATAAGATGATAACAATTAAAACACAATTACAAGAGAGTTTTCCACACTTAGCGGACATATTGTGGAAAACAAGTGTATATTTAAAAGGGTTAATTAAACATAGGTACGTGTTATTTACTTTGCCCTTATTTGACTCTAGTTAGTGTTATCTAAGAGCGTAACATAGCGAGATTTTTTTGTCAACAACTGTGGAGAAATATGTCAATCCTCGCTAACACCTTGACACCACACATTTTCTGCTATATAATAACAATGTAAGCACAATTACCAATGGGAAGATCTTACAAACGTAATGACCTTTATTCATCACATAAGGCGAAGAGTTTGCGAGAAAAGAGAAAACAATCAAAGACAAAGTATAGAAGGGAAAATGATAAGAATTCCACAACATATGTGGAAAACTATCAACAACCCCGCAACGATTACCCCCACCCCGCATAACATTTAATCTCTCTAATTACCATGACCAAAGTAACAACAATCAACACAAGTCCTCCAGTAGATGTTAAAGTATGGGAGACACGTAGGAAATACTTTTGGGCGTATAATTACCCACTATGTAATAAGAATGGACCGTTTAAAAGCGAGAAGTTAGCATTAATGGACGCAACGCAATTTAGCAGTGATTCTTGTTAACAACTGTGTAGGGGTTAAATAACACATAGTGTGTGCACAGTTAGTATCACATAGTGGTATATGTGCATGCACTAAATAACAATTAGCGTATACACACTAAATGTTAATTAACAGTTATTAACTTTTCGAGTTTGTGTAACCTACAAAAGTATAGGATCGAGAGAGAAATAAAAATATTTCCAATATAAAAAAATCCCCCATAGGTTTTTCATGTCTATAGCAAACGAAAACGAGAGAGAAATTCGCAAGAGAGAATTAGAGGAAGAATTCGCAGACCTCATAGGACTCCCTTGGTCTGGTAGGAGATATCCAGGTTGCTATGGAATTGTGCAGAAATATGCCCAGACACGTCTTGGAAGGTCTCTGAAGGACTTCTCAGGGTTATATACATCCTTTATGAATGAGGCGGTAGCAGAAGAGGATGGGGTATGGATTGACAGACCTACATGGGGAGAGGAATTAGATTTGTCTCTGTTACAGAAGAGCGATCTCCTATTGTTTAAGGTATACGACACAGTTATGGGAGACAAGGCAAAGTTTGAAGAGAGAGCACCCAATCACGGTGGGGTTTACTTAGGTGATGGATTCTTACTTCATCAGTTATGGCAAGAGAATAGTAGTATCATAGATATGCGTAGAGGGGTCTATAAGAGATATCAGACATGCTGTGTGGGTATAGTTAGGGAAAACACTACATAAGACAGTTATAGTATTGCTTATGAAACGATTTACACTAACCATAGAGGAAGATGAGTATGGTGATAATTATATACACATCCCTGAAGATGTCATGAGAGATTGTGGATGGATCATTGGCACTGTGTTAGAATATCAAGAAGAGACCGATGGGTCTGTTATATTGCATAAAGTTGACGAATGAGATATAATCAGATATGTCTGACAATACTTGTTATCTGTAACATTATTAGTCTTATAAAAAATTAGCGATTTCAAAGAAAAAAAATGGCGAGTGAAACTCCAAAGTTTAAGTCTGATGAAGAATTTATTAGTTGGGCATTTGAAAACATAAGCACTGCACTGAAGAATTTAACAGATAGAGTAGAGAAACTAGAAGTAGCAATACAAAAAATTCCTCCCCCAGGTCCTGAGATGATTAAATATAGACCTGATGGAAGGGAAGAGTATCTTAATATGAAAGAGTTATTCGATGATATCTACTCTGCTAGTGGTCCTGTTGCTTATAAAGGACATAATATAAAACTCCTAGAAGAGAGACTAAATAAGTTAGAAGATCAACAAAGTAAATAGTGCCAGCCTATATTCAAGAAACAGGCAGGAGTTATCCTAATCCTATAAAAACTGGTGCCTTCACTCAAGGGTTTAAAAGACCTGCTAGTGGAGACTATGATACCTCATCAGATTATCCTGGTGTGGGCACTGGGATGGATTACAATATAACTTTTGATGGTGGTGGACCAGGGAGTATGCCACTAGGGAAAGATAATGTACACTATATCGGTGATGAAGAGAATACTAATGTAAGTAATAATGGTAATGAGAGACAAGGTGTATACAGGTGGTATAGGGGAAGTAAAGACGACCACATGTATACTAGGGATCCTCAGATCCATAAAGTTAATCTAGGATGTGAGAATGAGAGTTGGGAAAGAGCAGCGAAGGGATATAATGCAGAGCCAAGGAAAGGAAGTCCAGTATTCTATGTAATGACTACTCAGGTAGCGAATAGTGTGCCCCTTAAGGCATGGTATTCCTATTGGCCTGATGATACACAATTGTGTGTAGGGACTAATACACCTAATGTGACAGGTTGCGGTAGAGACAAATACTTAGAAGTGCAGACTTTAGGATATGTCTTCACTACAGAAGCACATGCTAATGCATACTGCTCACCAGGAGAGACATGTAAACCCCTCTATGAGTATCTACACCCTGATCCTGATCATTTCTATACCACATATCCAGAGAAAGAAGTTAACCTACAGGGTATAGCAGAAGGTGCTCCTGTAGACCCTGCACGTAGTCACGGTAAAGACTATGTGTATCAGGGTATACTATGCTATTGTTTCCAGACTCGTGCTCTGGATTCTCCTACCGATACTATTGTAGATCTAGGTAAAATTGGTCCCACTGGACAGTGTGTTAATAAGTCTGGTTGGTATGACTATACTAATGACTCTCAATTAGATTATGATGAAGATGGTGGTGGATGGTCTGAGTTCATGTATCGTCAACAGAGGGACTCTAGTGGTGCTAGTGTAGAAGGTCCACCTAATATTAATGGTTGGGGATGGCCTGATAATGTAGACGTATTAGATAACGAAGCACTATTCGAGTGGTCATATGGTCTGAGTGGTGCTGTAAAGGGTGCCATACCTCGCTATTTGGGATTCGAGGATATGTATGACTCCCAGTTTGTATTTTACCTTTATGATACTACTTACCCTTGGAATGGTCCTATATTCTCTACTCAGTATATCCTGAGTAATGCTCAGTGTTGTCCTAACACTACCGACCCTGAAGGATGCCCTCATTGTGCTCCTGTATGGTCGTATCATTCACACTTCTATGAGATTAATGCAGATGTGTGGAATACTACTAAGACTAAACTATCAATACATGACCAGAGCACTACTGGTGTAAATGAATCCTTCTGGACTATTGATACTGAGACACATATGATATTCTTCCGTTACACCACTAGGACTGGTGACTTTAATAGCGGAGAGACTATCAATGGATGGGATATAGTTAATTGCTATTACTTCGGAGATGAGCTTAAGTGCGGAGTAATGGAGCTGACATGGGATAACAGTAGAGATAATAAGTGGTATGTTAACCCTGCTTGCGTAGCCTGGCGGTTAACTACTGTAGGTGCTGTGGAGATAACTACATCACTTGCGGAGAAAGGATCATGGGTTGCTATAGGTGAACCAACTAATACCGCAGTACCGTGGTCAAACTTTATGGAGACATGGGGTATATACTCTATAAAACCTGCTGATGACGTAACAGATCCTTATATTGGTGTATGGCAAGTACACACTGCGACAATTACTATACCTTCTAATGGAGACTACTCTCTAGCAATAGAGTCCGATAACTATGGATACGTTAAACTCACGGACTCTAGTAACAATGTCCTTATAGACAGGCAGATTACTTACGCTAGTGGTATGGGTAGTGAAGTAATCCCCATGACACTCGCAGCAGGTAATTACACTCTAGAGACTAGGGTGCAAAATATAGACAGAGTAGTAGATCCTCCTGTATTCACTTATCAAGAGCAATTCACTTCATCTGATGGTGGTACAGCAGAGATACTAGCAGGGTATGGTATTCCTAATAAGTCTGCATTCTGTGGTACGTATGAATTCCCTAAGAAGATATCCTACTGGAAAGTTGAGATCGATCCTAAGGCGTTGATACCGCACCGCAAGATGGATGAGGCAAAACTAGAAGCGGTAGTAGGAGATGATGGTACTATAATTGATGTGGTTGTTATTAACGGTGGTATGGGGTACGTTGAACCTTTGATTAAAGTAATGGATCCACGGGCGATGGACAGTTTCTCCTCTAATGATACCGCAGAGTTTATGGAAGATAGACTCACAATGGATCCTGATTACTCTAAGGCAATTGGAGATCCAATAAAGGATGAGGGATATCAACTAAGAGAGGTGCAGACTTCTGGTCGTAAGTGGGGCACACTCAACGGTATTGTCAGTGCTGATAAGGATAATGAGTTTATGACTCTTAAGACAGCAGAGGTTGAAATATCACTATTAGATGAGAGAGGTGTAATTAAAGCAGTAAGAGTAGTAGATGGAGGATCAGGATATAATCAGGCGAATATACCCATAGTGCATGTTGTGGATCCTGAGAAGATTAAGTATGAAGGATCAGGTGGCACTGGTGCAGAAGAGCGAGAAAAAATGCACGGAAAGATGGAAGATGCGTGGAATCATAAGTTTGAAAAAGAGGATGCAGTATATTCCTCTGCAAGAGTAGAGCAACCTCAGTATGAAGTATCTACTATTGGTGAGAGTATGGATGCTGAGAGTATGGGGTATGTTAAGTCTTCTATGGGAATACAACCTCAACCTGGTCATTTCGGTAACTCACCTAGTAACGTATACGCTGAGGTACCAGACAGTTATATCAGGGCAGCAGGAGATGGTATAGATGATGATGTAACTAAGATATGCATGAATTTACCAGAGTCATGTATTGATGTTAATGCCCGTGGTATGATTGCTAATGGTGTGCCAGATGGTACACAGTTTGAGGTTATGTCTAGTTTAGACAATACTAAAGATGGTGGTGGTATTATAGGGTTTGAGCAGAATGTGATGCCTTATGTGTACACTGGTGCACAATCAGTAGATGTATTCGGTGAGAATATGTCTGGACTATATGGTGCGGTTGGTGGTGAGAGGTGTATAACAGTTGCACAACCTAAGCTCTATAATATTACTCGTTGGTTTGATATGCCGTGTGCATACCTCGCTGCTAATGAGGAGGGTGAGCAGAAAGCATTTGGATGGTTACCGTATAAGTATTGTGCTTCTGCACAGAAGGAAGCATCCTTCAGAGTATCAATGGAAATAGAAGGATATGTGGGAGGTACTCAGGGACCAGCATTCATGGAATTCCTCAAGAAGTTGCCAGTGCCTTTCCAACAGCAGAAGAGAGATATACCAGGTAACTCTGGAGAGAGGACATGGGCGTGTAAGAGGAGTAGTATAGATGGTAGATGTTACAGAGATCCTCAAGATGCTGGTAACATTGTCTTTGTTCCTGTGGGGTTAGATGAAAACACCTACGACTACAATAGATCTCAGTATACAGAAGTGGAGCAATTGCAGATGTGGGCAGGTACTAATATCACTGCTTCATCAGCAGTGCAGACATGGTTAGGTCACCCTACGGCAGGAGATCCAGCAGGTACACCTCACTCTGTAGATTATACTGCTATCAGTGTAGCTACTTGCACTAATGGAGTACCACCTAATGAGTGTTGGGATACTTATGTGCGTAACATAACTGCTAATGATGGACCTCTTAGTGTATACTGTGGTTATGATGCTAATGGTAATCCTTTAGCAGGTCAAACCTTCTGTCAGACCAGTGAGTTATATGATTCCTGTGTGGCACTAGATAAAGTTATGGATTCTTCTATTGCAATACCACCGAATAGGATTATAGAGAGTGAAGATAAAGCTAGGTTGATTATGGGAACATATAATGGTACCATGGTAGTAAGAAATTACCTCACTGGTGGTGTTATAGCCCTAGGTAGGGCGTTGCGTAACTATGGTAACCCATACTTCGATGAATGTAGTGAAGAAGGCAGTTGGACAGATGGTGATTCAGTTAACGATGTAATAGAACCTAGAAGATAATGGCATTTGGATACTTACTACCAGTTTCATCTCTAAACGGACTACCTTGTAGTGGTCATGGATTGTGTTTACCATCCACTGTGCACTCTGTACAGGCGTGTGGTACCCCTCCTATCCCCTACAGCATAGTCATTAAAGAGTTTACCTGTTGGTGGCCACCTCAACCCCTAATTCCTATATTTCCTATTACTCCTTATAGGGCAACTGTGCAGGTGAATAGGATTCCTATCATGTTATTGGGTGATACCTTTACACCGCATATAGCGGTATGTACTAATATTGTTGTGTACATGTGTCCTTGTGGTAAAGCAATGTGTCCAACGCCCACTCCAATCCCTTGTAGTGTCCTTACAATCGAAGATGGTGGTGGTGTGGGACATACTAGAATTGTTATGGCAACAACTTTAACAGTATTTGCTCTTAAATTGCCTATTGCACGGATATTAGATCCACTAGGAGTAGGATTTCCTGGTTGGAGTTACCCTTGTTCATCTGTGGTTGCCTGGGGGCATGCAACTGTGCTATCATCATAGTAGTTTACTAATTAAAAATGGCATTATACGGATCAAATGGTGATTGGGTTGCTCCACCAGCTAAGAAAACCAGACAAGGTAACTCAAAAAACACAAAGATTTCTCCTACTTCACGTAACGTAGCGAAGAAAAGGTATAGGGGTCAAGGAAAATAGTCGGGAAACCCTATAAATAAAAGATATTAGCTAAATATCTCGGTAACAGCAGACAAAAATGGCTGGGTATAGGTTCAGATCAGAAAAATATATCTCCAGGGGATTTAAAGACTTAGCAGTCTCATTTAATTCTAATCCTAATACTGGAGATTTTGGTGTGGTTAAGAATGAAAACGCTATCAAACAGTCTGTACGTAATTTAATTATGACAATGTTTGGTGAAAGACCTTTCCAACGTAGCATTGGATCTAAAGTTAAAGCACTTTTGTTTGAACCTTGGGATCCATTTGCAGTGGATACCATTAAAAGTGAAATTTATAACTGTCTAACAAGACTTGAACCCCGTATTAAAGTTACTGGGGTTGGACTTCGTGATGATTCTGAAGTAAATTCAGTGCAGATTGGTATAGATTATACCATTGTAGGTGAATCAGAAACCCAAAACGTCGAATTTCTCCTAGAGAGAGCATAAAATGGCAGCAATTCCTTCACAATTAACGTCCTTAGACTTCTTTGAGATCAAAGAATCCATTAAATCGTACCTTCGGACTAGAAAAGAGTTTACCGATTACGATTTTGAGGGTAGCTCAAGTTCATATCTGATCGATATACTAGCATATAACACATATTATACTGCTTTTAACGCTAACATGGCGTTGAATGAAGCATTTTTAGAGACTGCAACGGTCAGAGATAACATTGTAAGGATCGCAAAGCAGTTAAATTACACTCCAAGGTCAATAAAAGCACCTAGAGCAGGTGTAAAGTTGGTTGCACAGACAACAGTTGGTCTAAATGGCACCACTTTCCCAGAATTTGCCACTGTTAGGAAGGGTGATGTCTTTGTTGCAGACAATGAAAACGATAGTTATACCTTTGCACTCACTCAAGACGTTCAAGTATCAGTAGATACTGCTACTGGACAGGCAATTTTTGAGTGTATCCCTGTTTATCAAGGTAATTTGCTTACTGCAAACTATACAGTTGACTATACTAGGAAACAAGACTTCGTTATTCCTGATGAAAACGTAGATACTGGTCTTTTAACCGTAGATATTTCTCCAAGTGCTCAATCATCAGAGACTGATACCTATAGTCTTGCTGCAAACGTCACAAATGCCAATGCAACTTCCAGAATTTACTACTTGGAAGAGACAGATGACATGAGATACCGTCTTGTTTTCGGAGATGGGTCAATTGGACGTAAATTAATTGATGGTGAATACATAAGAGTCACATATGTGACCACTGATGGGGTTGAAGCTAACGGTGCAAGAGGTTTTGACTTCGTTGGTCAGGTTGTTGACAGTGATGCAAGGATTATTTCACCCAATGCTATAAAGTTAACTACTAAAGACCCTGCTCAAGACGGTGAAGACCGTGAAACAGCACTCTCAGTCAAGTTTAGAGCACCTAGAGCGTATGCAACTCAGAATAGAGCAGTCACTGAGAATGACTATGAGCATATAGTCTCTGAAATATACCCCCAGGCAGCGTCTGTGACCGCCTACGGAGGCGAGAAACTGACTCCCCCTGTATATGGTAAGGTTTATGTTGCAATTAGACCAAAAACAGGAAATAAACTCAACGCAACTACAAAACAAAAGATTAAAAAGGACTTATTGAAGTATTCTATTGCTTCAATCGATCCTGTTATCATTGATCCTACAAGTTTCTACGTTATTCCGAAATCTTACGTTTATTATAACGGAAATGACACTAATTTAACTGGATCTCAACTTGGTACTAAGATTTTACAAGGAATTGACCAGTGGAATAAGGCAGGTATCAATAATCGCTTCAATGGACGCATAGATGGGTCTAAATTTGGTGCGATGGTTGATAGTAGCGACCCTGCGATCTCTGGTAATGTCACTCAGATGACTTTAGGTCAAAATCTTGACCAATTCACCTTCGGTAACGTGTTTACCCAGTGTTTAGACTTCGGTAACCCACTTTATGACCCTTCAAACTTTGCAGGTAGTCCAAAAGACGATGATGCGGGTGGTGATGGAGATGGTGATGGAGATGGAGGCACTAGTAAGTGTAAACCATCCTTCTCAACAGTAAAATCAGGTACATTCTACGCAACTGGTTATACTGAAGACCTAGTTAACCTAACTTTGACTGATGGAGCGACTGCTGTAGCAGTATCATCTCCTGGTTTGTCAACAAATGTCACTAATCAGGTTTTAGTACCTGTAAATATTAGAGATGATGGACAAGGTAATTTAATCCTAGTTACAACTAGAGATGAAACCGAATTAACATTAAATCCTTCTGTTGGAAGTGTTGATTATGCAAATGGCAACGTTTGTGTAGGACCGATAGCGGTGCAAGGCACTCCAGATGACACTGAGAGACTTCCTATTCAGGTTTTACCTGCTGGTGGGTCAATTACAGTACCACCTGGCGTAGATCCAACAATCTTTAGTCCCTCAGTCAATCCAATTGACTATACAATCAACGATGTAGCAATTCCTACCTTCGATCCTAATAACTTTAATGGTTATAATTTCGGTGACCTAGGAGGTATAAATATCATTGATTATCCAAGTGATTCATTCACTTATCCAGTCAGCGAATCCTGTTTCTAAGATAGATGCCGATTACGAAGAATATTAACGTCTCTGATAGGGTCGAAAATCAGTTACCTGAATTTATTCGTCAGGAAGACAGACAACTAGTCAACTTCTTGTTTGAATATTATAAGTCTCAGGAAAAAACAGGTAGACCATACGATATACTCAACAATTTATTGAGATATCTTGATCTTGATAGTTACACCTCTGAAGAGTTGTCAAGTTCAACTAAATTGCTGAACGAAATTGGTTTATATGATAAAAAGATAGAAGTTGAGGAAATAGACGGATTCCAGCGTCAGAATGGATCCTTGATGATCGATAATGAGGTTATTTACTACGAAACAGTTACTCGTGGTCCTGATGTCATCATTACTCCAGGAATTTCCTTTCCACAGTTTAATAAGAAGAAACAACAACTAGAAAACCCCTTTACACTGTTCGATGGGGTCGAAAATAACTTCCAGTTAAGCTTTCTAGGTACTCCAGTCGCTCCTCCTTCAGCAGAGCACTTAATTGTGATTACCTACAACACAATGTTGGTGCCAAACGTAGATTACTTCATTGAAGGGTTTAATATACGTTTTGATAGTGCACCTAGAGATAGAACTGGTGCAGATGATTCAGAATTCACTAGATTAACATATTTGGTCGGATATTCCGATCAAACCATCACTGTAACGGATTCTATTCCATATCAGGAGTGGCAAAACACAAAAGAGTACCCATTACGAGTAAATGGGACTTCATACACCCCAACTTCAGAAATTGGGTTAATTATTAATAAAAATGGTCGTTTACAAGTCCCTTATGAAGATTTTACCGTTTTTGAAGATAGAGTTGTTTTCAAAAATGAAGTTGGAGCTGCTGACGCTATCCATATTAGGTCTGTTGAATATATTGCTCCTTCTTACGGTTCAGGAGCAACCGCAATTGCTAAGGTTGCTACTGATGGGACAATTGGGGCATTAATCCCTAAAGATGGTGGATCTAAGTACAGATTAGACTTTGCACCTAGAGTTACTATCACAAGTAACGATGGTAGAGGTTCAACTGCCAGATCTTTGATTGGTGGTATTAAAGACATCAATTTAATCGATGGTGGTCAGGGATACAATTCATATAACCCTCCAATCCCAATTGTAGCGTCTCCAAGCGATTCTAATGGTACTGCTGCACAAATAAATCTTACAGTTAACGATACTACTGGAATGGTCGATAGTTTGACCATTACTAACAGTGGTAGCGGTTATGACTTCATTCCAGCGATCTCATTTAAGAATCCTGGTGGAGCAATCATTACTCAACCAACAATTGACAGTGAAGGACGTGTTAACGTTGATACTATCACTGTTTCTACTATGGGTAGTGGATATAGTAATCCTCCTGTTGTTTATATTGATCAAGCACCCGATGGTGGTATCAATGCTCAAGCAATCGCTAAAATCAACCAGGATGGGCAAGTTTACGAAATTCAGATTACCAACCGTGGTAGAGGGTATCTGACCCCTCCTAGGACTAAAATAATCGATCCTATCGGTGCTCAAGTCTTAGACGTTACTGTAGCATCTGGATCAGTCACAAATATCGAAATGTTGACTGGTGGACAAGGATATACCGATGCACCTTCAGTTTATATCGTAGATGACAGAAAAGACGGATATGGAGTGCCAATTGGAGGTACAGGTGCTTTAGCACAAGCAACTATCTTTAATGGCGAAATTACAGACATTAATATCATTAATTTTGGATCTGGTTACTCAGAAACAGAACCTCCCAAAATATACATCGCAGAACCTCGTGCAGCAAGAGCATCTGTAGATGTTGGGTTTGATCAAGTTACTGGATTTGATATTCTCGAAGAAGGGGCAAATTATTCTCCTAGTGCATTTTTAGGATGTGCTAGAGGTGTATCTGGTCCTGTAGAGTATGATAACCTCCATAATGAGGTATATGCTGGTGAAGCTGCTCTAAGACAGTCAAATCACCCAGCATCGTCTTATGTAACCAATTTAGACTCTTTATTCATTAAAGAGGTCTTTGATAAGTTTAGAAGGCAGTATTTGCCTACTTTGGATATTGATTTTTCCAAAGTTAACCCAGTACAGGTCATTAAGAATATTAGTGACTTCTATATCTCTAAAGGAACCAAATTAGCAACTCAATACCTCTTTAAGATTCTATTTGGTGAAGATGTTGATCTTTACTATCCTAAAGATGAAATCATCAGTCCATCTCATGCTACTTGGGTTGTAGACACTATTTTACGTGCTGAGTTAATAGAAGGTGATGCTGCAAACCTTATTGACTCTCAAATCAACCAATATGCTGATGATGTAGACACTAGTGTTACCAATGCATCTGCGTTGATTGAAAACGTCATTACTATTATTGAAGGTACTGACACCATCTATGAATTAGCAATATCTGAAGAAACCCTAGTTGGTAATTTTATTATTCCATATAAGACTCGTCTTGTTGAGCCTCTTAGTTTAGACGGTCAAATCCTAACAGTTGACAGTACTATTGGATGGCCTGAGAGAAACGGTACTATAAGGGTCAATGATGAGGAAGAAGTCCAGTATAAGGAGAAGTCCCTAAACCAGTTCATAGAGTGTACTAGGTCTAAGAATGGAATCGTCGAAGATTGGGATCCTGGTACCATAGTCCAGTCGGACATCTATGTCTACGTTAATAGAGGTACTTCAGAAGAATGTAAGTTAAGAGTGTTAGGTATTGCTGAAGCAGGTACTACAGTTCTTAATGATACTGGGTCATATTATCTTCAAGGAGATAAACTAAAAGTAGCAAACCTTGGATCTACTGCTGAGGAGTTGAGACTCCAGTCTTGGTTATATAACGTTAAGAAACTGATTCAGGTTAATACTATCACTCCTGGTGGTGTTAATAACCAGACTGCTACTGTACTTTGTGATAACCCACATGGTCTACTAGTATCTGATCAGGTTACGATATATGGTGCTAACCCTGTTGTATACAACGGCACATTTACTGTAACATCAAGAATTGACCAATTCCAATTCTCATATCAAATAGCAGTACCAACAGAGATAGTACCTGGCGGTAATATCCTGTTATCGGTTGACCTCAACAGAGGTAAGTCTGATATCACATCCATCAACAAGGTGGTTAGTGAATTTACTACTAATATACAAAATGCATTCTTCAACGATAACTATGTTTATGTTGCTGCTTCTGGTCTACCCAATTATAAGATTGGTCCTTTCACTGGGTCTGCTCTCATCCCAGGAAACCAAAGGAAACTCTTAAGATTCCCCAGACTAGTCCAGACAATCTCAGAACGTAAGACAGTTGATCCAGGAACACCTATCGGTTCTTGGATTAATGGTGTTTCTATATGGTCTTACAAATCAAGAGAATTCATCCAATATGGTCCTTTAACTTCTATCACTGTTACCAACTCAGGTGTAGACTATGATGCTGGTGCTAAACCTAACGTAGAGATAACAGGTGGTGGAGGAACAGGTGCTTCTGCTGAAGTTATAGTTAATGGTAGTTTAGATTCATTTGAAGTAACTGAGGGAGGATCTGGATATACATTCTCACCATTAGTTTCTATTGTTGGTGGTGATGGTAGCGGTGCTACTGCACAGGCAGTTATTACTGGTGGTAGAGTAACAAGAATTCTAGTAGAGCAACCAGGTAAAGATTATACTACACAACCTTTAGTATCCATCACAGGTGGTGGCGGTAGCGGGGCAACTGCAACTGCTAACGTTAGAGGTACTATTCGGAGTGTTAACGTAACAAACTTTGGTAGTGGTTATACTTCACTTCCTTCTATCAAGGTTAACTCTGGTGAAGGTTCTTTAGCACAACCTATTGTTATTAACGGTAGAATCGTATCTATCGCTATTATTAACTCTGGTGAATCATATACAACAGCACCTACTGTAATCATCAATGGTGATGGTTTCGGTGCTATTGCTAAAGCAACTATCGGCACGATTGGAGAAGATAGAGGTCGTGTATTAGGCGTAACTATTACTAACAAGGGAATTGGATACACTCAAGGTTTAACAACCGTTAGACTCGAAGCAGTGGGTCAATTAGCGACCTTTACACCTACTGTGTATCAGTGGAATAAAAACCTTGAATATGATCTTGACACTAAATTTGACAATGCAAGAGGTTATGTATTCACTGGATATAACAACCAGTTTGGTGGTGAATATGCTCACCTATCAGATCCTAAAGAATTAAGATATGTTGTTGGTGACAACGTATATTTGGATCCTGTTACTCAGACATTTAAAGAATTAGAGTCTAACTTCCAACACTCACCTATTATTGGTTGGTCGTTTGATGGTAACCCAATATATGGTCCATATGGATATATTGATCCTACTGATGCTAATAGTGGTATTAGAAGGATGCGTACTTCCTTTAAATTAAAGACAAACGTTGTATATGATGAGATTACTAATCCTAGTCCTTCAAGGGTAGATGGTCCTCCTATTTCAACATATGATGCTGGTACCTTTGTTGATGACTACTATTACGACTTCCAGTCTGGTGACCTAGACAACTATAATGGTCGTTTCTGTAAGACACCTCAATATCCAGATGGCACATATGCTTACTTTGTAACTATAGATGCTAGTGAAGCAGGTCTTCCAGAATTCCCATATATCCTAGGTCCACAATTTAACTCACTTCCAGATAACTGGAACTTCTCTCAAATAGCAACACAGGAGAATATTCCTAATGGTGTTGTCCGTTATAGAGATCCATATACTGATGTTGATATCGATGTTGATCGTCAACCAAACCAAGAGGCAGATGTATTTACTACTGAGATAGAAGGATATCCTATTATCTTTGAAATACAGGACTCTAATAATGATGGTTTGATTGATGCTAATGAGCAACAAGAATTACTAGAGATGTCTGAAGAGGCAACTCTACAAATTTATGATTACTTCCCGAAAGTATCAGAAGAGTCTAGAGTTGACATCGAAGTTGAGACAACTACACAGTTTGAGAATGCTCAGATAGATGGATTTGTTGTTGAGAACCCAGGCGAGTCTTATCAGGTCAATGATACCGTATTCTTCGATAATGAAGATACTGGTGGATTTGGAGCATCTGCTCTTATTGAATCTGTCCAAGGTCAGAATATTATTGGTTATCAGAAAGAGATAATAGGTGACCGTCCTTACGGTGTAATTACTACATCTGTAGGACATGAATTAAGACAGCAAGATGAGATCATTGTAAATTCCCGTCCTGTTATCGATAATACCAGTAAGATCTACAGAATGAAGGTTGTTGCTGGTGTTGAAAGAATTGACATTACTCAAGCAGGTACTGGATATAATCTTGACATTCCACCTACATTTGAGTTGATTACTGCATCTGGTCAAGATGCTGAGTTAACACTACAACTAGAAGGTACTGGTCAGATTAACACTATTAATATCATTAACTCTGGTAATGGATATGATGATAATAATCCTCCACAGATTAGAGTATCTCATCCACAGCAATTTAAGAAAACTCGTTATTGGTTAACTGAATATAAAGAAGCAGCTGGTCAAGTTACTATACACCACTCAATAACTACTGCACAACGTTATACTTACATTTGTGGTAGTGTGCTTGAGGCAGATGGTGATCAATCAGCAATTCTTGCCAAATTTGATGATCTAGGCCAGCTTATCTGGGAAAGAGATTTAATCCCTGTTAATAGCGGTACTAAGAAAGCAGAATTCATCAAGATGCATATTGATGATGTTCCTGAGAAAGATATCATATATGTTGTTGGTCAAAGTTATGATCCTAACAATTCACAGTATAATCCTGATGTTTGGTTAGGTAAGTATGAATCAGGGTTTAACAATGCAAATGCACCTGATGGTGTCTTACTATGGCAGAAGTCAATTGCAGGTATCTCAGGTCTTTCTAGAAGGGACTGGGTAACAGGACTAGACCTAGACCAAGATGGTCGTATCTACCTTTGTGGTTATACCGATAGTAACTCACCTGATCCTAACGATATGTGGGTTATTCAGTGTAGCATTGATGGTGACCTTGTAGAAAAACGTAAACTTGCTTCTGCTGATGATTCAGAAGAAATGCATCAAATCAAGTGGATCTCAAATGATAGATTCATGTTTGTTGGTGTAAATGAGCAAAACGATGACTGTATCTTCGGTGTATTCTTCTATGATGGTGCAAACATTGAAATTGACTGGATTAGACAAATTCCTACAGTTGGTGGATATGTAAGAGACCCAAGATTCATTATTGATAATTATGACGATGTTATACTGATTTGGAACGTTTATAACTCTGCTACCTCGAAATGGGAAAAAATACAGATTAATAAGTTCCCAATTGCAACTGCTAACACTTCATGGACTTGGACTAAGACAGTTACTGTTTCTGGTAACGTAGATTCCATCAAACACGCTGGAATCAGTTTAGACGTGTTTGGTAACTATACATTAGTTACTGATATTATAGAATCTCAAAATCAAAGATATTCAGTAATTCATTACCTTAAGTATGATGGTAGTGTAATTAAAGAGACTAAAGTTGATGATACTGCTAATATTGGATTCCAGACTAAGTGGCATACTGTTGATAACTCTGGAGACTGTATTCTTGCTGTAGATCGTAGACAAGCAGATCAGATAGCATCATATCGTTTTAATAACGATGCTGATAGATCTGAGGAAACTACCAAGCAGAATTTGTCAACAATGGCATTCCATACTACTGCGAATGCATGGGTTGATACATCTATTCAAAAGTTTGGTGTTGGGTCACTTAAGTTAAGTGGTATCTGCCCTGTTAAACTTCCTGCTTTAAATCTTACTGGTAAGGAGTGGAGTTATAGGGCATGGTACTCTATGGCAACTGCTCAACATACTGCACAGAATACTAAACCATTATTCTTTGATGTGACACCTGTTGCTGGTGATTCTATTCAGGTTGAATTAGATGGTGACAGCACAAGTGGTAACTATGAGAAGTTTGTTGTTTACGTTAACTCAGTAGAAGTTGCTTCTTCTCCTGTTGCTACTAATTGGACTACATTTGGTAGTGCTGCATGGTGTCATGTAACCTTCCAGAAGAGAGAAGAGTCTCTTGGATTGTATCAGTATGAGATATTCTTAAATGGAAACCTAGTTTGTAACTATCAGTCTACATCTGATATTAGTGCTGCTGATGTAACCTTTGCTGGTAAGTATTCTGGTCCTAATTCAGGTAACTCATTTATTGGTTGGATAGATGATCTTGTAGTTGATGATATTGCACCATATACTACTGCATACACTTTACCAGGAGAAGAGATTCCTGTTACTACATCTATTTCAGATTCTGCTTTAATCAAGTTTGATAGACTCCATGATAAGAGAGCACCTTATACTCTTACTGGATTATCTAAGTGGTCAACTATAGAGTTTACTGATATTGAAACTCCTACTACTTGGGCTGATCTAAACGTATCTGCGTTTAGTCCTTGGGATCTAGGTGCTGGTGGTCTTCAGATCTTGGATATGTCACAGGTAGCTGCAACCTTTATACCTGGCACATATTCCTTTACTACATCTAAGTCTGAGTATGCAACTAAGACTTCTACAGTTCCATCACCGCTAGGTAAGACATTAGAAATTAGTGCTGATGTAATTAGTAAGTTCTATGTCCGTGATGCTCTATACCAGAAGATTGATAATGTCCTTGAGTTTACATTTAATCAAGATGTTAAATTAACTAAGGGTGCTATCATACAGCAATTTAATAGTGCTGGAGTTACTCAAGCATACGGCACAATCGTAAAAGTACCTGAGGGCACTTTACTTAATCCTGGATTCGGTAATAAGTATGAAGTCGGTAAAATGTATGGTACATTTAACGATACTGACAGGTTTAGAACTGACGTTGCTGATGTAAACCAAATAGAAGGTCAATATTTCAATATCGATGAACCAGAGAGTCCTTGGCAAGCTGCTACAGTATATGCTCAAGATGATAGAGTATACAGTGATAAGAAGATCTATCAAGCACTAGGTGCTGGTACATCTGGTACAATTTCACTTAGTCATACTGCTGGTCAAGCAAGTGATGGTAATATAAACTGGGTCTTTATAGATGATGCAGGTAAGTTTACATTAGACTTAACTGATCATCCATATCCAATGCCACAATATCAGGGTGGTGATATGCCTGAGTGGGACAACAACCTATTATATGTTGTTGGTCAGCAAGTAAGACATAAGTTAAATGTATATGAGGTAGCAAGTGGTGGTGCTGGTGTATCTGGTACAACTGCTCCAGTTCATACTACTGGTGATGCTTCTGATGGAAGTGTAACTTGGACATTTATATCAACCTCTGAGCCTATTAGTGATTATGCTAGAAACTTAGGATATGATTTAGGTAACAACTATACAGTACAGATTATAGAGATACATCCTGGTTCACTATACATCCCAGAAGATGTTATTAGTGTTAATGCTGGTAATATAACTGTTGCTGAAGATGAGAAGAGTGTAGTTGTTGGTGGATTAGCATCTGTTAAGAAGATTCGTGTTACAGCACGTTTAGAGAAGGATATTATTAGGACTGCAACTAATCGTACCAAGTATGTTTATTGCACATCAAATAGTGCTCATAACTTTACTGCTGGTAGTATTATCTTTACTGAAGGATTCCAAGGCACTCAGTTTAATGGATCATTCTTTATCGATCAGGTAATTGGATCTAGAGAATATACATTTGGTATTAGAGCAACTGCTGTAAGTGACCCTGCATTTAATAACAATGCTATTAATAGTGTTAACATCTATGCAAAGCATCCAACATTAGAATTTACTAGAAACCATCAGTATGTCTTCGATGTATCTGATACTTCTAACTTCGGTTACTACCTATCATTCTCTCAGGATAACCAATACAAACTAGAATACTCATTTAACAACATTGAGAGATCTGGCACACCAGGTGTTCCTTTAGGTGCTGGTCAATATCCGTTTGTTAAATTCTCTGTATTAGGTGATGTAACTAATATCTCTTACTACTTCGATCCATCAAGGACTGGCACTGATTCTCCTGTTGGACCTCTATCCTTCATTGATGTTATTACTACTCCATATGAAGGCACGTTTACTGTTACCGAAGTACCAACAGATACTAGTTTTAAATTCCAATTATTAAAAGAGCCAGAGAGAAGCAATGCTGAAGTTGGTACTGATGAATTTGATCAAGTATATTCATACTATTCAACTACTTCTCTAAGAGCAGTTGGACCTATCAATACTATTAAACTAGTTTCTCCAGGTGGATTCTATCAGAAGTTACCTATCATTAGTGATATTGCATCATTCAGACAGATTGAGAAGATTGTTATTACTGATGGAGGTACTGAATATGCTCCAGGTGTTTACTATGATGTCCCTGTTGCAGGTGATGGTGAAGGTGGTAAAGCAACTATTACTGTTGAGGTAGATGATGAGACTGGATCAGGAACTATAACTGGTGCTTCTGTAGCAGATCCAGGTAAAGGATATACTATTGCATCTATTGATATTGATGCTATTCCTGGAATATTAGGTAGCACACTTGCAGGTTCTGGTGGTGCTGCAAATGTAGTAATCCCTGCTGAAGGTACTGGTGCATCTGTATTCTTAACTGGTGGTAATATTGGTAAGATTAAGAGACTTAAGAATAATGAATTTGGTTTCGGTTATTCACATGACTATACCTTAAAACCAGAGATTACATTCCCTGTTAACCTACAACTCTTTAATACATCAATACTAAGTCAGATTAAGATAACCAACCCAGGTGCTGGTTATACTTCAACTCCTGCTGTTGTAATTGAAGGTGGTGGTGGAGAAGGTGCCGAGGCAGAAGCAATTGTTAAAAATAATCGTCTTAATGAGATCATCATCAAAAACAGTGGTGCTGGATATTCATCCGAACCATCTGTTACTCTGAAATCAGAATTTAACTACGTTGTTAACTTAGACCTTAACTACTTACAGTTTAACTTCCCACATGGTATAACCACTGGTGCAGAAGTCCAATTCAGAGCAGATGATATTGGTAGCACAGAAGGTGAATTACCAAAACCAAGTACCGCAGGTTTGACTCAGTTAGTCGCTGGACAGACCTATTATGCTATTGCTGGTGAGGTTGCTGGTTTAGAAACAGACCAATTAAGATTTGGTCTTACTTTACAGTCAGCACAAGCTGGATCTTACATTACATTCCTAACTCAAGGATCTGGTAGACAGACACTTCTAACTGAGGTATTCGGTGGTAAAGCAGAAGCTGTTGTTGAAACTTCAAGATTCTTAGAAGGAGAAGAGGTATTCCAAGGATCTCAAATTGAGACTGCTTCAGCAATTGGTAGCGTATCTACTAACACTGGTTGGCAGATTGGTCCTAAGATTCTTAAGATCGTTGATTATACTGGTGACTGGGCTGCTGGTGAGAAGGTAACAGGTGTTATATCTAAGGCATCTGGAGTTATCGATAACTTCTCTATTGCTCGTGGTGTGCTGAATATCGGCTCCCTAACGAAGACACCAGGCCGATTTATTGATGACGTTGGTAAGCCTTCTGAGATAGTCCAGAAGATTCAAGATAGTTTCTTCTATCAGAACTTCTCTTATGTTGTTAAATCTGAGATTCCTATTACTGAGTGGAAGACACAGGTATTAGAGAATAACCACCCTGCTGGTTTCAATATGTTTGGTCAGTTACAACTTAGTGGTGGTAAGGATGTATCTGGACGTAAGATTGGTACAGAATTTACGAAGAAAGTTAATATACAAAACTATAGTAATGTAAACCAGATTACATCATTCGGTGCTGCACAACCAATCTATACAGACTATAACAATACTGAGGTTCTCTTCCGTAAGAAGCGTCTAACATCTTCTGAGGAAATCTTAACTTCTATTGTTAAGAAGATGGATGATATTGGGGATCAGTTTGACGGTATTAAGAAGCAATTCCCAATCACTGTTGAAGGTCAAACTGTAATTGTTAAAGAAAACCAGTTATTGATTACTCTTAACGGTATTATTCAGTCTCCTGGTGTTTCTTATCAAATCGTTGGTGGTAACTTAGTATTCTCTGAGCCACCTAAACCACCTTCTAAAGTTAACTATAGAATCTTAGGTGTTACTCCAACTCCTATCTACAGAATTGCTCTTTATGATGGATTTGGTGGTACTAACTATGGTATCTTCCCAACACTAGGGCAGCAGATTCAAGGTCAATTATCTGATACGGTTGCCACAGTTATTGATTCAGGTACTAACCATCTAGATGTTATTAATCTAGTTGGTGGTACCTTTGATCTCAACGAGCAGATCAAGAGAGGGGAGATCTTCGCTGCATTAGTGGAATCAGTAACTCTAGTTAACAGTCCTACCATATTCAGATTTGGTGAGGGACTTACTAACTTAGATGGAGATACTGCCTATGTTGAAGAGACCAACGTGGATCAAGAGGGTGTTATTAATGATCGTATTGTTGTAAGTAAGACTTCAGGTACTCCTAGATTTGAAACTGGTATCTTTGACTTCAGACTTAATGAATTCATATATTCTGCCTCATCTAAGATAGCAGGCCAGATTACATACATTGCTCCTTACAGTGATCCTATTAATGACGAAGTTGTTGATGAATTGATCATTAACAAAGGAACAACCTTCCAAGGATTACTTTATGAGCGTTTAGTTAGTCTTGAGAATCCTAATGTCATCTTAGACGACATTTCACAGTCTTCTATCACTCCTACTGAGATTAACAATAGTGAGGAAAGAATTAACGCTGACTTCCTTGATTTCGAGCAAGTTAGGACAACTGAGGTTACTTACAGTCAAGTTACTGGTGGAAACTTCACTTTAGGTGAAGTTATCAGAAATAAGAAGGTATTCTACGGAAATCCAATTTCTGTCTTCCATGCTAATGCTGCAAACAGGTTCCTTGATGCAAAACGAAATATATCGAATAATAAGCAAGAAATCATTGATTTTGCAGAAGCACAGATTGCAATTGATCATCCTGACTATTATTTCCCTAATGACATTATTACTAACTCTTGGAGTAGATTTAAGGACGCATATCGCTTAATTCAGAATAATAAGTCAATGATCGCTGGAATGGCGTTTGATGATATGAAGACTCAGTATCCTGGCTCTTCTATTCCTTCAGATGCGAAATGTAAGCGAGATCTTGAATATATGATCGATGCTGTCTCAATTGACTGTTTTGCAGGTGGTAATGTCTATACTCGTAAATTTGTCCAACAATTCTTTACTGCTGAAGGTGTTTACCAACATGTAAACGCACAATCTGCTGAAACTCGTTTTGCCTTTGAAAAAGCAAAAGATAGAATGAAAGCAGCAGTTGCTAACCAATATTCAGGCACAATCAATGCTGTAAACTCTGGAGACTCTTGGACTGGTTATCAAGATCTTACAATCACTGCTGACCCTTCTCCTAACGATAATTACGGTACTCCTGGTTCAAACACTTCAAATACCGATGCTGATAACTGTACTGATGTCCAAGCTGCAATTACAACACTTTGGGAGTTTACTGACGAAGCATTAAACAACTCAAGTCTAAATGACCTTCCTGATGAAACTATTGGTTCATACTCACCTCATCAAACATTATGTCGTAGAGATCTAGGATATTTCATAGATGCTATTTCTAACGACTTAGGATCTGGTGGACAGTATAATACAGTAGAATTCACTAAGAAATTCTTTGATGCTGCTGGTATCCCTCTAACCAATGGAATTGCTGGAGAAGAAGCACAGGCTGTTACTGCCTTCCAAGCAGCAAGAGATTTAATGTATAGAGCGATTAATAACCTATTATATTGGAAGGATCTCTCTGGGGTTGGATATAACCTTAATGATCCTACAACTTACTCTGGTGGTGTTGCTCCTGCTAATACTTACGATGCAAACTATGCATCTGGTAATAACCAAGATATTAACAATTGTGCCAACGTTAAGACCTATATCGGCACTTTAAGTGATATAGCGACTGTAGCATTCAATGCTGGTAATTTAACCAATGTTAATGCTCTAACAGTTACTGACGGCACATTCCAAGATAATGAAACAATAAGGACAACTAAGATCGGTTATAAGAATCGTTCTCGTGGATTATTCATTATTGGCGATCAGATTAAAGGTATGACTTCTGGAGCACTATTTGAAGCTCTAGGATCTAATTCTGGTCTAAAATGGATATTTGCTGGAAATATTACTGGCACATTCCAAGCAGGTGAATATATCACTAATAGTCGTCTAACTGCAACAAATTGCACTACAAGTGTAATAGTTAAGAAGGCAACTCTTAATGGATCTAAATCTGTCTATATCCCAAGTAATGCAATACTTAAGACTCCAGAAAGTCTAGATTTTGAGTTTGGCACTGGTGACTTTACTATTGAATCATGGATACGTCCTGCTGCCAACGTTGGCACACAATACCTATTTGACTTCCGTCGTTTGAGTTCTGCTCAAGGTTTGAATATTAGAATGGATGGTCAATCAATTAAGGTATATAACGGTAATACTTTAGGTGTTGACAGTGGTAACATAGTTGCAACAACTGGTACTTGGTATCACTTATCTGTTGTTAGAGCATCAGGTGTTACTCAAATGTATGTTAATGGTGCACAAGTTGGATCCAACTGGGCAGATACTAACACATATCTCTATGCTGCTGCATCTGTTGGTATGGACTTCAACCAGACATCACATTGGGCTGGTCATATTGATAACTTGTATATTAGGAAAGGCACAGCAGATCATCAAACAGGATTTACTCCACCAACTCAAGTTGATTATACAGTAGATGGTATTGTATTAGGTATAGACGGTGAAGCACCATTCATACTTTCAACTACTGAAGTATATGCAGAGTATAGTGGACAGAGATCTTCTAACGCTGCTGCTAAGAAGGTTGACTATGCTAATCTCCTTGCTATCATTGAAGACGTTGATTTAGGTCGTCAAGAGTATAGAGACTGTGCTGATATCATTGACCTTAATGGTGCATGGATAGCAGAAGAAGCAGTTGGTAGAATGAAGGCTGCATTCTCAGACTTCACTATTAAGGGTGACGTACCTTCTGAAAACAGTTATGGTGGTACTGATAAGTGTATTAGAGATACTAAGGATTATATCTTAGGAGCACTTGTTAAGGATATAAGAGAAGGTGGAAACTATCATACAATCTATACAGCAAGGACTTATTTAACTATTGGTGGTGAGTTAAACTTTATTGGTAATGAGATTCTACAATCTCTTTATACATGGAATGAAGTTATTAAAATTGCTAAGGACGTTATAACAACTGTTAGCACAGAATTAACTGGTACCTATACTACCAGAATGAGAATTCCTAATAACTTCTCAACTCCTGCTGGTGCTGCTGTCCAGGCTGAAATCACTACTTTAGGTGATGATCTACTTAAGGTTATCGCTCCTAACGATCAGAGATTTAGAGAAGGTGGATTCCAACTCTGGAAGAATAGAGATTATATTGCAGAAGAAGTTGCTGGATATATTCAGAATAAGTATCAAGCAGAAATCAATGGTGTTATATATGACTTCCTTGAGATGCCTGGATATGGAGAACCATATTGTGTAAGAGACATTAAGGACTTTATTATTCCTGGTGTTATTGCTGACTTGGTAACTGGTGGTACATATCAAACACAATCTGTTGTAGACAAGTATCTTGATGATCAAGAAAATATACTCAACATAGAGCACGAAATAAATGCAATGATGGATGCATTTGATTATGCCAAGATGCTCTGTATGAAGGCAATCAATAACCTTCTAATGTCTCCTGGAGAAGTAGCAAATGGTCTAGTAGACAATGATGGTACTCCACTAGGTCTTCCTGCATATGTCCAAGAAGAATACTTCGCTCCTACTTACACTACTAGAGGTGCGTATAGAGACTCTGCTATCGTATTAGATACAGAAGGATATCCTCAAGCAAATAGATCTTCAAATGACAGATATCTAGATGCTGCTGAAAGTATCTGGACAAATAGACATCTCATTGCTAAGGAATGTGTCAGCATAATGAATGACCTTTCTAAGTATGAGAATCTACAAATTCCTGGTGGTCATGTTAACTGTGAAGATGATGTCATCGATATGATCGAGGCATTGGTACATGACATAAGATTCGATTGTAACGAGAAGACATACGATGCTGCTGCATTATATGTTGAGACAGAAGATAATTCACTTAAGCATATTGAGACTGAGTATGAAGCAACTATCACTGTAGTTAAGATATTAAGAGATATCTGCACTATGGTAATGCGTAATGCATTTGGTAGAGATTATGTAGAAGGTAATGAGCCAAACTTGAAACCAGTCCAAACATATGAGCAAAACCCAAGAGAGGATCTCTATTGGAAGTGTGGTGATGCTATTGATGGAAATATCAGATACATTGCAGAGCAAGCAGTTTCTGCTGGTCTACAACAGTATCCTGGACTATTAATTCCTGGTGGATCTGTTAACTGTGTGCATGACGTTACTGATATCTTGAGATCGTTGGTATTCAACCTCAAGTATGGTGGTAACAACTGGATGCAGTATGCTTCTGAATTCTATACAACATATACTGGTAACCTAGATCACGTTACTAATGCTTCTGCTGAGACTAATTGGATTATTAACAAAGCGAAGGAATATGCCATTCGTGCAATGAAGGGTCAAGTCATCACTAATGATGCTGGTCATAATGTAGATCAAGTAATCTATGATGCTGTCCCAAGACCTGTTACTTCACTGTTTAATAGTGGTCCTGATGGTATTCAGATCAACCAACCTAATAATATTGTTACTAGATCATTCAAGTTTGGTGAAGATAAGATTTCTACAACTGATTCAGGCACTGGTTTAGTACCTGATGAAGATGCAGTATTCAGATTAGTTACTAAGTTACCTTCATCTCCAATAGATTGCTGCTTATTTGAAGCAGGTGATTCTACTGCTGGTGTCTGGGTTGGTATTAGAGATAGTGGTAGTTACTTTAGAATCCGTGCAGGTAATGGTGCTAATTCCTATAGTGGTGGTGCATCATATACCAGTGATACTGGTTTAGCAATGCTTGACCTTCAAGTAGGTGGGACTCTATCATCTTACTTTGATAATGGAGATCATGAGATAGTATTTGAAATAACAGTTGGTGGTACGGTCACAGTTGGTCCTGGTGCAATTAAACTATGGATAGATGGTAACTTTATATCTGAGGTAACTACTCCTGGTGGTCAGAATACTGGTTTAGCAGGTGGTAGTGGTATATTTGCTTCTGCTAATTATGCTGGATTTGGATCCTCTGCTGGTTCACTAGTTGCTGGAGAATCTGCTACTACTAATACATTTACACTTAACGTTGGTCCTGCTCCTACTATTGCTTATGACATTTCTAACGCAAAGTATGATAGCAGCACAGGTGATCTAGAATTAACAGTTGGATCACACAACCATACAGTTGGTACATATCTCAAGTTAGTCAGCAATTCGATTAACTTCACTTGTGATATGGATAACAACCAGTCAACTCATTCATATCCTAGATCTGGTGACCCTGCTGGTAACACTGCGATAGAAGTACTTAAGGTAGGATCTACAGAATGGACAGCTGATACTGCTTCATATAATCCTGAAACAGGTATGATGACAGTTACCGTTCCTGATCATGGAATGGCAGACTCTACAACTCATACTGCTAAAGATGCTGCATATGATCCTGATAGTGGTGTATTGCAGATAACTTGTGAAGATCATGGATTTAAGACTGGTGATCAAGTTAAGATACACAACGGATCTATAATATTCACTTGCTCTCAAGATAACTATGCTACTAAGCACGGATATCCTAGAGCAAAGGATCCTGCTGGTGATCAGTGGTTATTAGTTGAAGCAGTAACATCTAAGGACGTATTTAAAGTTAATGTTGGAATGACTCCTAGAGTGGAGTATAACGTAAGTGATGCAGAATATAATCAGGTTGATGGAGAGTTAACATTAGATGTAGGAAACCATCGTTTCGTTGGTGCTACACACCATGTTGCATCTTATGCTGAATATGATGCAGAGAAAGGTCATTTGAAGATGACAGTACCTGGACATAAGATCACCAATGGTGAGCAGATTCAGATTACTGAAAACTCCATGACATTCACATGCTCAATGGATAATCATTATACTAATCACGTTTATCCAAGACCTACTGATCCTTGTGTAGGTAACTGGTTAGATGTTGTTGAGTCTGATATTCCTGGTGGCACATTTACAGTTAATGTTGGTCAGTCTCCTATCGTAGGATTCAACCCATCTACTGCCACATTTAATGCTGAGACTGGTGCTCTCAATCTAGTGATTGGATCACATAGTCTAGCAGCTGGTACACATATCAAACTAGCACAAAACAGCTTACACTTTACTTGTGATATGGATGACCATTCATCTACTCACTCATATCCAAGATCTAAGGATCCAGTGCATAATGAGCCATTAGTAATTACTGCTACTGATTCAAATTCTATTACAGTTAACGTTGGTATTACACCTCAGGTAGAATACGATGTAGATGCTGCTACCTTCGATACTTCTACTGGTGCGTTAGTATTAACTACAGACAGAAAATTCAGTTTCCGTGATAGTAGTATTCACAGTATATCTGGTGCAACATATAATGGATCTACTGGTTTAATGAGATTGACTGTTACTAATCATGGATTTGGTAATGGTGACTACGTTAAGATTGCTGATGGTGGAGTCACATTTACTTGTGACATGGATAACAATGCAACCAACCATGCATATCCTCGTGCTTCTGACCCTTATAGTAATAAGTGGATGGATGTCCGTAATGTATCCTTGGATCAGTTTGATGTATATGTTGGTAAGACACCTGAGTTGCCATTCACAGTATCTGATGCAACATACAATCCATCAAATGGTACTTTGATACTTACAGTTGGTGAGCATGATTTAGTAGCTGGACATAGCATTAAACTAACACAAGATTCTGTAGCATTTACATGTCTCTTAGATAATAACGTTACTACTAAGACATATCCTAGATCATCTGGATCTGCATATATCGGTAATGGTGGTGCTGATCCATTCTATAACAAGCCTATACAGATTGCTAACGTTACTGATACAACAATAGAATTAAACGTTGGTATATCTTCAGATCTAACAACTCATACATTCATACCTAACACTGGTTTAACACCTACTGCTATAGATCATAACCCA